AGCATATATAAAATGGCAATATTAGATCCAAACGAAATATTCTTCACAGCTTTTGAACCAAAGCAGGCGAATAGATTTATAATGTATATAGATGGTGTTCCCTCCTATACCGTAAAAGGTATGGGAGCGATAACACTAACCCAAGGAACAGTAAAACTTAACCACATTAACGTAGAACGTTATGTTAAAGGTAAATCTACTTGGGGGCAAATTCAATTTACCCTATTTGACCCAATCACTCCTTCAGGTGCACAAGCGGTAATGGAGTGGGTTAGATTACACCACGAATCTGTAACTGGTAGAGATGGATATTCCGATTTTTATAAGAAAGACTTAACATTCAACGTGTTAGGCCCAGTTGGGGATGTAGTATCCGAATGGATTATCAAGGGTGCATTGATTACTGAAGCTAATTTTGGAGATTATGGTTGGGATACAGAAAATACAGCCATTAACATCACAATGACTGTTCAACCAGATTATTGTGTACTTAACTTCTAATTAAATTTTTTACATAAATTTTTTAACCTACCCCACCACTGGGGTAGGTTTTTTTATATATTGGAAAAAATAGTTTGGATTCGTAAAAATTCTTTACTATATTAATATTTATTATTGAACAAAAGTTATTAACTAAATAAAGATTATGGCCGAATTAAAATTCCCTACCGAAACAATTGAATTACCCTCAAAAGGATTAATCTATCCTGAAGATAACCCACTATCAAGTGGTAAAGTAGAAATTAAATATATGACTGCTAAAGAAGAAGATATTTTAAGCAATCAAACATATATTCAAAATGGTACTGTTTTAGAAAAATTACTAGAATCTGTAATTGTCTCAAAAATTAATCTTAAGGATTTAGTTATAGGAGATAAGAATGCTGTATTAATCGCAACTCGTATATTAGGTTATGGCGCTGATTATGCAGTGAATATTAAAGGAAAAGAATATACTATTAATTTATCTGAACTTGAAAATAAACCATTTGATGTTTCATTAATTGAAAAAGGCAAAAATGAATTTTCATTTATTTTACCTCACAGTGATACTCCAATTACTTATAAAATTTTAACAGGACATGATGAAGCCAAAATTGAGGCGGAATTAAAAGGTCTTAAAAAAATTAACCCAAATTCTTCCCCCGAAGCTTCTACTCGATTAAAATATACTATTACATCGGTTAATGGTGAAACTGAACCTAAACAAATTAGAGATTTTGTTGATAATTATTTCTTAGCAAGAGATGCTAAAGCATTTAGAGAACATTTAAGAGCAACTCAACCAGATGTAGATTTAAATGTTGTTCTTGACAATGGGGAGGAGGTAATAGTCCCTATAGGACTAACATTTTTTTGGCCTGACCTTGGAGATCGCGCCTCAAATTAGAATAAATCTTTTTAAACAAATTCACGAAATAGTATTCCATGGTAAAGGAGGATACGATTATAATACTGTATACCATATGCCTATATGGTTAAGGAAATTTACATTTTATGAACTTAAAAAGTTCTATGATGCTGAAGCTGAAGCTACTAAAAGTGTTTCTAAAAAATCAAATCAAACTAACATGGTAAATCCTGATGGTACTGTTAATACCCCTGCTTTTAAAGTAGCTAGTCAACCATACAAAGGACAAAGTAGTTATAAATAATAATATTTATAATAAAATATTTATATAATGGCTGATGATATTAAAAAAATAAATGATCAGATAAATAAGCTTAGAGCTGAGCTTGGGAAGGATCCATTAACTCCTTTTAATATTGCGGATTTAGAAAAAGCCAAAGCATTACTTTCTGGTTTGGGAGCTGAAGTCCGTGAAATGTCATCCGATTTAGATTATATATCTAAATCATTTAAAGATAGTGTTAATGAATTAGCTAAACAAAAAAATTATCTTTCGGATGCTAAAAAATCTTTTAATGGAATTGCTAGTATAGCTCAAAAAATTACGGAGTATAGAAAAGGAGAATCTTCATTAAATGAGAAACAACTTAAAAATCTTCAATCCCAAGCTAAAGCAAAATTTGAAGAATTAAGAGCAATTTCTAAATCCGGAAATCTTTCAAAAGAAAACCAAAAAGAAGTTAAAAAAGCATTAGAAGAACAAAAAAATTTTAATGATTCTCTTGAAAGAACAATTGAAATTCAAAAACAAGTTAATAAAGAAATAGGTTTATTGGGAACCGGTATTGAAGGAATAGCAAAATCCTTATCAAAACTAGGATTTAGTAACTTATCTCAACCTCTTGCGGATGCAATCGAGAAAACTAAAAATGCTCGACTCCAAACAAAGTTGAATAATGATGAAATTGCCAAAACCACCACAGAAATAAGTGCCCAAAACAAAAATCAACTATCAGAAGCTCAACTTAGAGCAGGGTTTGGAGGGAAAGAACTTAAAGAACTTCAACTTAAAAACGATTTTTTAAAATCTCAAAATGCAGAATTATCTACACAAACTAACAAATATAAAAACATAGCAAAAGCTTTAACAGACCAGTTAACAAAAGCAAATCTAATAGATTTTGCTTTTACTAGCTTAGTTAATGCCTTAAAATCAGTAGATGAATCTACTGGCAAATTAGCAAAAAACTTAAATATATCAGCGGGTGATGCCTTAAAACTTCAAAGAGAATTAAATTCAGCCGCAAATAATTCTAATACACTTTCTGTTACTACTAAAGGGTTAGGTGAAGCTTTAATGGCAGTTAACGGTCAATTAGGTATATTTAATACTACAATTGATAAAAATTTAATTTCATTTGAACAACTTAGTAAAACTGCGGGTTTAACATATGATGAGTTAAGTGGAGTTTATAAAATTACATCTGCTACAGGAGGTGATTTAGAAGCTAATACTAAAGAAATAATGGCCCAAGCAAGGTTAACGGGTCAAAAGTTTGGAGTTGCTCTAAATGAAAAAGAGGTATTAAAAGACATCAGCAATATCTCAGCAGCTACAACCTTATCATTAGGAAAAAGTGGTACGGCAATTGCAAATGCTGTTTCTACTGCTAAGTCTTTAGGTATGGAATTATCTAAAGTAGATAATATAGCTGGGAGCTTATTAGAATTTGAACAATCAATTCAAAATGAATTATCTGCCGAATTATTATTAAATAAAGACTTAAATCTAGAAAAAGCTAGACAAGCAGCATTAAATAATGATTTAGCCACTGTTGCCTCTGAAATTGCTAAGCAAGCAGGATCCGCAGCTGAATTTGGAAAAATGAATAGAATACAGCAAGAAGCATTAGCCGCAGCTGTAGGTATGGGCCGTGAAGAATTAGCTAAAACTTTATTTACTCAAGAACAAATAGGTAATTTAACAGGTGACGAATATGAATTAAGAGCTAAACAAATTAACGATTTAGAAGCAAAAGGTCTTTCCCAAGCTCGAATTAAAGAAGAATTAGGTAAAAAAAGTTTAGATGATTTAAAAAACCAAAATAATATTCAGGAAAAACTAACTCAATCCGCCGAAAAATTAAATGAGGTGTTTGTTAGTTTAGCTATTCCTATAATGCAAATAGTAACTCCTATAGTAGATTTACTAATCCCAGCTTTACAATTAATCCCTATCTTATTAGCACCTATTTATGATACATTTAGTGGAATAAGTGGTATATTAACAGGTTCAACCGAATCCTTAAGTACTATGGAAACAATAATGGGTGGAATAGGAATTGTTGCCGCAGGTTATCTAGCTATTACAAAAGGTATTGCTCTATATGAAGGTATTATAGCAATGCGAAAAGCAAATGCTTTATTAATAGACCAAACCTCTGTTGCTTTAGAAGCTGCTAAAAAAGGAGGTATTCTTTCAACTATAGGTGCCCTTACGATACAATTAGGGGTGCAAATGGGGTTATTAAGTGCATCTTTAGCAACAAATGCTGCTCTTACGTTTGGAATAGGTGTAGCTATTGCAGTTGCAGCAGCTGCTGCCGGTTATTACGCTATAAAAGCTCTTACAGCTGATGATATGGTATCACAAGGAAATACCCCAGCGGGTTATGGTAAGCGTACATTATTGGGTCCTGAGGGCGCTATAGCATTAAATGATAAAGATACAGTTTTGGCAGGTACAAATTTATTCCCTAAAGATAATAATTCAAAAGAAGGAACTAATACCATAATTCAACAAGATAATACTGAATCTAAACGTACTAATCAATTACTTGAATCATCTGTACAAGCTCTAAATGAGCTAACTAAATTATCATCAAGACCTTCAGTATTTAAAATAGGAACGGATGAATTCTTTACTGCTACCTCAAAATATAGCTATCAAATTCAATAATATTTAATATTTATAATAAATTAAACCACATACACAATGGCACTAATAGATAAATTAAAAACAGAAGGTACAGTATTAACTCCTTTAAGAGGTACTAGACCAACAGCTACTTTAGTAAAAGATGTAATTCAAGTAAACAACACTTTCTCTAAAGGACAGTATCAAAATTACGTTGTTGAGACTCCAAGAGCACAGGATCTTACAGGTAACAAGTAATATTTAAATGGCGTTAGTAAGCCGAGATACAGATCTAAAATCCTTACGATACGGACAAGATAGAAAAGGTGGTGGAAATAGTGGCCAACCCTATATCCAAACTCCTATTCCGGGTAATACCCCCTTTCTTCCTCGTATAGGATTATTTGGGACAGGTACG